TCTTGAGCCTTTGCTTCCAGACTTAAACCCGCCAATGATGGCAATGGATAAGGGAAGAATGCTTACAATCGCTTACCGTTTGTATAAAAGCACCGACGGTGACGCGGTCACAAATTTATCATTGAAGATTATAAATCAAATTATAAATTAAGAAATCGATTACGTTTGTTCATAGTTTATTTGTGGTGAAATCGGGGTTGGCAGTTGCGTCAACCCTTTCCATTTTAAAACGTAACCCCTTGAGTCTTTGCATAATCAACCACCGCACGAGCATGACAAAGCGCCAATGTATTCTGAAAGACTGGGTCAAACATCATCAACGCGTCTTTGTAATTGGTAAAGAACCCGTTTTCAGACAGAACGGCTGGCATACTTGTTTGGCTCAGTACAAAGAAATTAGCCTCCTTGTCTGGGTCATTGTCAATCGTATCCATTCTATAAACCCATTTCGGAAAAGCTTCTTTGACTTCATCAAAAAGGAAGGTGGCGTAAATATCCGACTTCGTTTGTCCCTTAGATGTGAACACTTCAAAGCCCCTTGCCGTTGGCGTTGCCGCGTTGCCGTGGATACTCAGGAACAACGAAGCCTCATAGTTCTGGGCGTTTATGTTCGCCTTTGCTACGCGTTTAGTAAGGCTAACATCAATGACAGGGTCATACACATTGATAACCGACATTCCCCAGTCCTTTAAATACTGCTCAATTTTTGCAGCGACTTCCCTGTTGAACACACCTTCAAAGAACCAGCCGTAACCGTGGAACATTGAGTTGTTATGCTGGAAGCACTTTGAAGGATACGTGGTATAATTAAAAGGTAACTTTTTCTTTGGTTCAACTCCACCATGACCCGCGTCAAGGAAAACACAAAATTTATTTGCTTTCATATTTATATATTTTTAAGGGCGACGCAAATCAATGCACCGCCCTGTAAACGCATAAGGTAGCGATTCTGCTGCGCCTATAATTTAAACCCGATAAGGGAAAATGCTGCGGAAATTATAGAAAATTTTGGCGGTAAACTAACCGAAATTTCTTTCCCAGCACATTCGCGGCTTGTCTCCTTGATTTTATCCCAAATGATTTGAGCCAGTTGGATATATTCGCGCCATGTAAATTTTACTTTGTTTCCCTCAAGATGAACATTAATTTCACTTGCAAGTTCTGCAAAGTTCATTGAGTAACAAGCCACGTCACCCATTGGTGATTTTATTCCGTCTGCATTTTTTAATGCTTCTTTTAAATTAGTCTGCATATTATTTGTTTTTACTTTTTAAAAAATCTTGAAATTAATGTCCCTAATTCAACGCCAGTTATCCGCTTGATGTTTTCCGCAACGCTAAATAACTCTGTACCAGATATCATCATTGCCACCATATAAGTAATTGGAAAAGGTATATTAAAGGTATTTTTTGCACCTTCAAAAATAAGGATGGCTACAAAATAAACGACTATCTTTTCCGTTGTCCGATACAAACCTTTGCTATTTATCTTTTGCCCTTCCTTTTTTGCTGCCTTGATTCCTGTGATTGTATCCGCAAAAACAACGGCAACGGTAAACAGAAGGAAACCTTTAATGGGAACAAAAAATGAAAATATAAAACCAGTAGTCAATGCCACGGCAAAGAACTCATAGCTTTGGTGTAATAATTTTAGTATAACTGCTTTCATTATTCAAGTTTTATTAACCTTACATCACCATCTACTGTTGCAAATTTGCCCTCAGCATATTTATACAAGTCGTATTTAACACCGTTAAAATTAAAGGAAACTTGATTAGTAAATGTAGATAAAAGAAGGTTGGTTGAAATGGTGTACACCTTGCCATTGTCTGGGTTGAAGATTAAACGCTTGTTTACATTTAACTCAATAACTCCATCAATGATTTCACCGTTAAAATTTAACTTCCAATCACCGAGAAACTTTGCCGTGTCTCTTTGAGCCGTTGTAAAATAAACAGGCTTGCCGCTTATTTGAACGTGCAAATCATTGTAGTAATTAATCCTTTGTACTGATTTAGCCTTTGTAATAATAGGCTTTGCATGAATGGCTAATGTGTTGCTTTGCCTTTCGGCATCTGTAACAAGGCTTTGAATAGCAGTTGCAGAATCGCCCAATATTTGCTTTGAGCCTGTAATTGTGCTATCCGACAAAGTAGTCTGCTGAATAATGTAATAAATGTTTCCTTGCTTTTGAATATACACCGTGTCTTTGACAACGTCTTGGGCAAAGGAAAACAAGGGAAGGAATAAAAATAGATATCTCATTTTATTTATTTTCAAGGTTAATAATTCTTTGTTCAAGTGCTTTGATGAGGGCTTGTTGCTCTTGAATTGCTTTGGTGAGGATGGGGATAAGTTTTGTATAATCCATAAATATACCATTTGCATCTGAACCAATAACATTTGGAATAATAGTATAAACATCTTCTGCTATAAATCCATTTTCATTTTCATTACCAAATTTATTTTCGTCTATCCAATTAAAACTAATTGGTTTTATTTTTAATAAATCATTTAAACCATATTTAATATTTGAAATATTATTTTTTAATTCTATACTTGAAGTTCTTACTATTTGCCCTGTGTTATCTAAACTTGCACCAGTTGTACCACCGCCCGCATAATTTGTAAATATACCAGTTGTTGCAGTAACACTACTACTAAATGTAGCAGCACCAGTAGTACTAATAGTAGCTTTTGTACCAGAACTACCATCTGTCCAAAATACTATATATCTACCACTTGCGGCTGCTATATATAAATTATCAGCAGTGCCAGCAAATATTCTATGTGAGCCGTTGGTAGTTCCTGTTAAACCTAATGTTTTATAAGTACTTCCATAAGTTCCATCAGGACCTAAATATAAAGTTGATGCAGCGGTTACAGTACTACTAAAAGTAGCTGCGTTACTAAAAGTTTTTGCCCCAGCCACCGTTTGCGTCGTTGTCAAATCTACAAAGTTTTGCGTTGCACTTCCCGTTCCCCCATTTGCGACCGCCAAAGTTCCGCCCAATGTCACCGCGCCACTTGTTGCCGTGCTTGGTGTTAATCCTGTTGAGCCACCGCTAAAGGTTGTAACTGCCGTACCACCTCCAGCCACGCTCCAAACATTTGTAGCACGGTTGTAATTGTAAAACCTATGATTTGCCGTATCAAGAATAATATACGCGCTTGTATCACTTGATGGGGTAATGATGCCTGTGTCCGCAAGTACGCCCCGAAAAATCAGCCCATCTGCAGTCGTCTGTTCTCCGAGCGTTATCTTTTGATTGCCATTGCTTGGGTACTGTGCCCATGCAAGGCAAGGCAAAAGAAAGAGGAAAAGGGAAAGGAGTTGTTTCATGTTTATGTTTTTTAGTTAATTACCAGCCATTTTTACCCATTCAAATCCATTGCTTACCATTGTAGTCCATTTACCTCCACCCGATACAAGTATTACATTTGTATTTTGAAGCGTTGCTGGTGGTGTTGGATTTACAAGAGGTTGAACATTTGAACTTGCAGAATTAACCGCACCCGTGCCAGTATTTTTAATAGTAATCATTTTATTGTTATTTAAAGATGGGGAAGGCAACGTAATAGTAATAGTTGCATCACTTGTAATACCTAAATAGTAATTACTTATTCCAGATAAATTACTTATTGTTTGACTTGTATTATTATTTGCTGCAATTTGATTTCCTCCTGAGTTTATTGCATCAATGCGACTTGATAACGAAGCGGTGTCGGTTTTATTTAATTTTAGGTCAATACGGTTACTTAGGCTCACCGTGTCAAGGTTGGTTAAAACATTGTTGCCGCCTTCGGTAATTGCGCCTGTGACCGCAAGGGTACTTGATAAAGTCGCTGCGCCTGTTGCCCGAAATGTTCCTGTTACATCTAATTGATAAGTAGGTGAATCATTGCCAATACCAACCGCTCTCGCTGGGCTATTTGAATTATTTGCAATTGTTAAACCACTTGTTCCGTTTAATGTAAACCTTATATCTCTTATATTAGATGAATTACCTATTTTTAATCCTGTATTATCATGGCTAAATGTTGTCGTAAAACCACTTCCAGCTGCCGAACCATCAAATTTAAAATTATGTCCAAAGTCTCGTATTACAAATCTTGATGTTAAATGACTTGCCGCTTCAGATGCATCCATATTAATACCTAATCTACCAGATGAATAAAATAATCTTGTAGAATCTAAAGTTGATGTTGAAGTAAATCTTGGCAAAAATGAACTTACACCCGTTCCCGTGACTGGGTTAGTCAAAGTATTTTGTTTTAAATCAAGTGCCGTTTGTGTTGCGCTCGATATTGGTTTATTAGCATCCGACGTATTATCTACATTTCCTAAACCGACCATACTTTTAGTAATACCTCCAACCGTACCTGTAAATGTGGGATTTGCTAAAGGCGCAACCACGCCAAAGTCAACCGCAACCGTGCCCGTCGTGGTAATTGTTCCACCCGTTAACCCTGTTCCAGCCGTTACGCCCGTCACGCCTTGCAAATCAATAAACGTTGGCGCAAATGTACCGCCGTCGTATTGCGTCAATGTCAAAGTCTTTGTATCTGTCCCCGTAAAAACTGCATTGTTTATTTTATCATTGTAGGCAATGTTCCAATTACTTGAATTATTAGGAATAGATGTTGTCCATGTTGTACCTGTACTAACCGCAATGCCTGCCTCAGGATAAACAGGGTTACCTTGAGCCGAACCAACCGAACCAATGCCGCTAACCGTTGCGACCGTGTAATTAGCCCCAACTTTGAAAGAGGTTGAAACAATGGTAATTTTATTTGTATCAGTTAAATTATATTGGTCATTGTTCAATAACTGCCCATTTCTAAACACTAAAATATAAGCCTTTAATTGAATAGGAAATTTAGGCGTAACTGTCCATGTTAATACGCTTGTCGTGGCTGGTGCGTATTCTTGTTTTAATATTTTAATAGTATCATTGCCAATGGCAACGTCAACAATCGAATCCCGTATCCGTGTAAATACAACCGCCGAATCAAGTAGCAAAGTTCCCGTCGTTGTGATTGTTCCACCGAGCAAGCCAAAGCCCGTTGCAACGCTTGATACTGTTCCCTTAGTGTTTATTCTTGAGGATAATGAAGCCGTGTCTGCTGCATTTAATTTTAATGCAAATCTGGAAGTAAGATTTAATGAAGAGGTATCGGCGTCACGGAAATAAGGAAGAAGCATTGTTGCCGTATCAGAAATATTAACCTTATTATTTATTCTATTGGATAACGTAACCGTATCAGATAACTCCATTAAAACAGAAAGGTCAGCCGATACCGTGCCCGTGGTTGTAATTGGGTCAGGACTTACCGTTATTCCTGTGCCTCCAGAAATAGAGGTTAGTGAACCCGAACCACCACTACCAGCACCGCCGCCGCCTTTAGGAAATATAACTGTATAATTTTCACCTAACTTAAAAGCCGTCGAACCAATGACAACTGAAGCATTAGTAGGTATAGTGTATTGAGTTGGCAAAAGTATTTGACCATTACGGTAAACTTGCACCACGTTTACACCAGCTGGGACTAATGTGTCCGTTTGCGTCCAAGTCAAGGTTGAGGAAGAAACATTTGTAAAGTCTTGACGCGCGTAAAATCTGCCAGCCGTATCGACATAACTT